TGGCGCAATCTACTACAATTGAACCTACTGAACCTGCTGAAAGAGTCAGTACAACGTTGGCTGCAGGAAACTCACCCATTGCAACACCTGACCCAGCAAAATCAAAATAACCCTCACCTGTCAGGAGAAAGATTGTATTTGAACCACGTGCAACTGTCCATGAACCATTAGAAGACCAGAACACCTGGTTTAGAACAAGACCATTGACTGTCTCTGATGCATCCGTGTTGGCGTGTGTAAGGTTCTGAGTTGTTGTTGCAGTTGCTCTTACAACGAGCTTATTGCCTTTTTGATTGATTACAATTGCCATATCACTCCTCGATTTCTACTTGCTCTGCAAGCTCGATTAGATGCTCAAACGATGTGAAGTCCTCAAACATCGAATAGAAGTTCTCTTTATTTTCTTCTGGAATAGACTCGTGAATTGCATTAAGAGTCTTGAATAGATCTGCGTCAACCTCTACAACTGTTCCATCATTCAGTTCAACTTCTTCCATTGCCTTCTTACGCAGAGTTGCAAAGTATATTGACTTGCCTTTTTCTGCTCCATACTGCTTCATCATAGACTTCTTCATAGAGCTAGAATCGTACTTCTTCTTGAGACGCTTTTCTTTTGCCATCTCAGCAGAAGTCATTTCACGCTCTTGAACGTAATCTACTTCTTCGTAGACTCTTTCTGAATCTTTCTCGTCCTTGTACCCATGCTGTTCGTGCTCAGCCTTCTTTACAGTACGGCCATTCAATCTATTCCAATTCTCATCTTCAGTTGCCGGACTAAGCTTAGAGACATCGACAGTGTGCTTGTCAATAAATCTCTGTTCATCTGGTGACTTGACCTTTACACTCTCGAGAATCTCTCTAATGCTCTTAGCCATTTTCCGGTTCCTCTGTGTCATATTCGTCTTGTTCGTCATGTTCGTCTTCTAATGGACTGCCAAAAAACTTAGCAGCAACATCAATCTTTTTGTCCTCAATTGCATCCTTTAGCTTGTCTATGATAACAGCATTGAATGCTTCTTTAGCCTTTGTAGGCTCATTTGACAAAGTAAAGTCAACTATATCTCTCACAGAATAATCACTCATAAATCCTCCATTATTTATTATTTAGGCTGATTGTCAGCCTGCATTTGCTGCTGAAGCATTTCATCTTGTTCATTCTCTTGATCCATTTCTTCAATGTCTTCTTCTGTCTGTCTCAAGACATTCTTGCGAATATATTCTCTTGAGTAATAAGATCCGACATAAGGAGAAATCTGAGTCAGCATGTTAATTCTATTTTTGAGAATCTCTCCTTCCTTTACTTCTGCAAAGAAGTTGTCTTTGCCGTAGTCAAAGTTAATGTAGTTCTCTACTGCCTCAAACTCGTCTGCTGTCATAATCTGCTTAAGAACAAGCTGCTTTTCAAGAACTCTAAGGAACAATGAATTGAACTTGGTGCGAAGTCTGTTGATGAATTTGCTAAACTTGACTTCGTCTCTTGTAATTTCTGTTGTGTAGTTTGCAGCAAAAGGACCTTCATTGCTAATTCTAGAAACAGGAACATACAAAGAATTGTAAAGCTTCTTTTGGAAGTAAAGAACATCATCCATCTGGCCTAGATTCTGGCCAGCAGGAAGAGTCGTAATTTCCGTTCCTTTGTTTCCTTCGCGTCTTGGGAACCAGTAGTCCTCAAGCATTGTCATGAATCTTCTGTCGTCTTTGATGTCGCCAGTTGTTGCATCATAGACAAGACGGTTCTTGTGCTTGACCATCATCTCTCTGATGTACTGCTCTGCTTTCAGCTTTGGCATGTTGCCAACATCTATGTAGAAGATTCTTCTTTCTGGTGCTCTTGAGATACGATAGATTACAGTTGCATCCTCTAGAGTTCTCAGCTGATTAAGAGGCTTGATTGCCTTGTGAAGGTAAGACAGAACCATCTGATTGTTTGTGTCCATAAGACCAGATGTGCACTGAACAATGCTGTCCTTTGCAATCTTTACACCCTGAGTGCCAACACTACCAGAAGCTGACTGCATCAGCTTTGCATTGAAACCCTTTTCATTGTAGATGTAGTACTCGTTTGTGTTTTGGACCAACGTGACTTCTGTTCGTGCATCACGCTTTCTCTTGACTTCACGAATCTTTCTAATCTTTCTAGGATCAATGTAACGAAGTTCTTGAATGCCTTCTGCGGGCATTTTCATATCAAGAATGACATGATAATAAAGACGACCGTCTACATACCATCTCTTGAATACATCAAATCCTCTTGTGTTAAATTCTAACAGTTCAAGGACCTTGTCAAATTCAGCTGTGATTAGTTTCTTTGCTTTAGGAGAGAGATTAATTTGATCCAAGTTGATTGTGACAATTTTTGTCTCTGGTTCTGAAACAATAGCTTCATTGACAATATCATCTACAGCATTCTCTACTTCAGGATGCTGCATCATTTCTCTATACCTAGTGACAACTTCTGCTTCGGTTCTTGCTGTTCCGTCTAGGTCGACAACAGTTCCGTACGATCCGCCTGCGGCAACAACAACAGCCCCATCATCTTCCTGTCTTGCAACAAATGATGGGGTGTTGTTCTTTTGCTCTTGCTCGTCATTTTTACGCTTAATTTCAAATCCAAAAAGATTCATAATTCACCTATAATAAAGAGATCAGGTACCACCAGCATTACCTGTAATACCACCTGAGACTTCCCAGAAGTCGTATGCAAACGTCACATTGAATTCTTCAATACGATCCTGCTCAGCCCAATCAAGTGCCATTCCTGAAATGTCCTGAGGGAAGATACCATTGAATTGATATGTTCTGATAGGAACGCCAGTCTTTGAGTACTGGACTACCTGAGCCTGTGCTTTGTATAGAAGAGGGCTTGCAGAACCAAATGCTCTTACGTTTCCTTCGAAGCTTTGGATTCTGTTTGACCACTCTTCCATTGCATTTCTAATTAGAAAGTCTTCGTCGTTGATTACTGTAACTGCCCAGCCACCATATCTTCTGTCGCCAGCAAGTTTAATTCTTCTTCCAAAGTACGGAACTTCCATCACTCCCAACTCTGCGTTAGGAATTGATGTGGCTCTGACCATGAAAGGTACTCTAATATCAGCTACCGAGTTTGCTGGATTCTGGATCGTCACCTGGAACAGGGTCGGTCTAGCGCCACCAAGGATTAGCTGACTTTTGATTTCGTTTACGTTGAATGCCATTTTTGAATTCTCCTATACCCTTAGAATTGGCCAACAATTTCTGAGAATTCTACACCCGTTCTCACAGCGACGAAGTTCAGCTGGATGAAGTTGATCGAACGTGCTGGTTTGATGTAGATGTCACCAACAAACTCGTTACGATCAATCACTTCTCCTGTGTTGTTTGTTTCATCACAGACGACCTTAAAGTCGTAGATGCCTCGTCTTCCCTGGATGTCTCTCAGGAATGGCTCTACAAGGTTCTTGAACTGAGCTCTTGTAAACTCATCGTTCAACTCGAACAGTGTGAACTTGGCTGCTGTAGCAATTGCCTTCTCAAGAACAATAAACAGACGGCGGACATTGATTCTGTCGAATGCACTTGGCTTAGACAGTAGAGTCTTGTCGCCGTAGAGAAGTGTTCCCTGACCAGGGAACGTGACAACAGGGTTGATACCATTCTTGTATAGAATGTCTCTGTCTGCTTTGCCTGGGTTGTATGCAAGCTTAATCACATTCTTGATGATACCACGGTTGAACCCTGCAGGAGAGAACCAAGGATCTCTTGTGTCGTCAGTTCTGACTGCAAGACCAGCCATGTCACCATTGAGAGGAATGTATCTGTAGACATCATTGTAGCGGTCATACTGATACTTGTACCCAGAATCAAGCACTGCATACGATGTAGATGTCAGAGAATTTCTGAATGCGACAATATCGTTAGACTCATCCTTGCCTGGATTCTGCACAACGTCGGCCTTATCTGGGCTGACGAAAGCTACGCAGTCTTTTCTGACTTCGCAGATATTGTCTATAATGTAGTTTGCCATCTGCTGACCGTTAGTGCCGCCACGCGCTTTACCAGCGACAATCAGCGAGATGTCTACGTCTTCTGCTGACTTAAACAAGTCATATCCAGAAGACAGAACACTTACTGGAACATC